GCGCGGGGTGTGGGGTGTGGGGGAGCTGAGGGGGCTCTGGGCGGTTGAGGTATAGCGGCGGCTCCCATCCTGTGGCGGGGGGTGGATCGTTGAGCCTTACGCTAAACGGTTGCTCAAGCTCCGTGCGCCATTTCTCCAGAGTGTAGGCTCTCATACGGGCGCGGGTGTGGGGGTCGGCCTCTTGGTAAGGTGTGCCTATTAAGCGCACAAACAACAGAGGGTTGAGGGGCTCGCTTAATCCTCCTATATCTAAGCCCTCAAGGGCGGCGGGGGATAGGCGCCCGCTCTCAATGAGCTCCTCAATACGCTGGCGGGGGAGCCCTGCGCCTTTCACGCCTAACAGCTCCACACAAAGCACATCAAAATGAGCCTCTATGCTCTCGCGTGTGTGTTGCTCATAGTCTAAAACTAGCATGGCCGCCCCTTATTCCCGCCGCCGCGGGTGGTCGCTGTCTAATAGATCATCATCTTGAGTAAAGCCTTTATTGCCTCCCCCCATCGCGATCTCTAACAGCGCGTTTACGCGGGCCATCGCCCAGCTTTGGCGCGTTTGGCTGGGGCGGTGGGTAGCGCTAAAGGCTCCCGCCCCCCTGCGCCATGAGCTTTTAAGCGCGCCTAGTGTCATCCTCTGCCACGGGTGCCGTGCTTGGTCGTTGTGCTCTTTGAGCTTGGCCTTGAGCGCTCGCTCTATCCCCTCATCAAGCTCAATCCCTCGGCCGCTGGTGCGCCCGCGCGCTGAGCCTTTAGGGTTGCGGTCGCTCCCTCTGAGGCGTTCGTGCGGCTCGGCGGGCGTGTCTGCTCGCTCTGCTGTGCTCTTGTTGAGTGCGGGGTGTATCTCAAGAGGGCTCAAGCCCTGCTCTCCAAGCCACGCCTCAAAGGCCTCAAAGCTTACCTTGTCCGCGCATGCTCTGGCGCCTTGCAGTTGAGCCCCTTGTGGTGTGTCTTGGAACACCAAAAAAAGCCCCTCCCCTATCTGGCGGGTGTAGGTGTTGGCGCCCTTGATGGGTGCCGTTATGCGCGCGGCGTGTAGCTTAGAGTAAGGCACTGCTGGCCCTCTCTTGTTCGGCCTTGGCGCGGGCCTCCTCTTGATCAACGCGCTCTTTCTCAATGTCCGTGAATAGGCGTTTCTCTTGGAGGTCGTTAGCCTCCGCAAGCTCACGCGCCACCTTGCGGGCCCCCTCCTCAAAGCTGAGCGGCTCGTTTGTGCTGAACATATCGAGCTGTTCCTTGGCTGTGGTGAGGTCTAAAAGCCTCTCAACGCTCTCCTCTATTCCGCTTGATCCCTTGTTCGTGGTGAATATTTGGAGGAAAGCCGCGGCTAGGGGGTCTGTGAGCACTGCGCGCTTGTGGGCCTCGGTGTCTGTGTCTCCTGCGCTGGCGCCTATCCCCTCAAGCGCTCGCTCGTTTAAGAGGTGTAAAATCCCATCCTGGCGGCTTTGAGCTGAGCCGCGCGCGGTGATCAGGTCACGTCTCACTGCCGTGTCATAGACCACTACGGCGCTCTCAAGGGCGCGCTTGGCCTGATCACCTAAGCCCGCGGCGGCTAGTTTCCCCACGGCGGCGGTTAGGTTTTCGTAGGTTTGAAAATCCATCGCCTTGAGGATTTTCTCGTCTCTGATCACATAGCCTACTAACATTTGTTGGATCATCTCGCGGCCGTTGCCTGTCAAGCTCCCGTCCTCCCTCAAGAGCTGGGGCGCGTTCTCGGCTGTGATTACTTGGTCACGCCTTAGGGCTCTTATCACCTCTGTGAGCCCTGTGGTGGGGCGGGTGAGGAAGCGGTTAAGGGTAAACTGTGGATATTTTGCCGCCTCCTCTCGGATTGTCTTGAGCGTGTTGGTTGAGAGCTTGCCCGCAAGCGCGCGGCCTTGTATGCGCGCCTCCATGCCTTGCGTTTTGCTCTCGTTCATCGCTCTAACTACCTTGGTGAGGTGCTCTTTTGAGGTGTCTGTGGGCTTGTAGACTCTCACCAAAACGGGCGCCTTGAGGGCGCTCACGTCTGCGGCGGTGAAGCCGTAAGCGGCCGCTTGTTGGGTGAGTCTCTCTTTATATCGAGCGCCGCGCTCTCCCTCTCGGCCATAAGCGAGCTGTAAGCTCATCGCGCGGCTGTTCCCTCCTAGAACGTGCCCCTTTGGCGTGATGATGGGGGGGCCGTTGGTGGCGTCTGGGTTGCTGTTGATCAAATAGTCGGGCTCAAGGTTGGCGGCGTTGCGTTCGACCTTGAGCTGTTCGCTTTGTGATTGGTGATAATCTCGCTCTTGGATGCCTTCGGGGTAGTCCTCGCGCTGAGCAAAGCTTAAGGGGTCGTGTGAGGCGATCAAATCCCCCGCCTCCATGAGCTGATACTGCGCCTCTTGAGCTGTATCTATCCCCTTGATCCCTGTGATAAAGAGCGTGGCTGTGTGTCCTTCTGTCTTGGGCGCGCTCCCCTGTGAGCCTAAAATGGCCATCACGCGGGGATCATTTGCGAGCTCAGGGGAGCTCTTGATGAGCTCCTCAATCTGAGAAAGCACGCTCTGAACCTTGGCGGGGTCGCGGGGGGCTTTTGCCTCCTCGTCTACCTCTGCGGCGGGGCGCTCTGCGCTCTGCTCAAAATGGTTGAGGGTGAGGGTGCTTGCTCCTCCTCTAACTGCAAGGCGCCATGTGCTTGAGGGGGAGAGGGCCGCGCGCGCGGGCGCGGCTCTGTAGGTGATGAGCCCGTCTTTCGCTGTCTGCTTGATCAGGTGCCCGCTCTCCACGGCGGCCTCAAGTGTCTCGCGCTGAGCCTCTGTGAGCTGTGCGCTGGCTTGCGCTGTCTCTGTTCCGTCTGCGGCCTCTGTGGTCTTAGCGTCTTTGATCAGCTCGCTCATTAAGGCGTCCACGGCGGGCGCGCCTGTGTAAAGCGCCTCTCTGTCTCGGTGGCCCTTGAGCTCCTCAACCTTGTCCGCGTCTCCCTTTAGTAGAGCCTCGCCCATGTCACGGGTTAGGGCCGCGCGGGCTTAGGGGCGGGCGCGCCTTTTGCCTTGAGCTCGTTTAGTGTGTTAATACGGCGCTTTATTTTTGCGAGGCCTTCGGGGTTGCCTTCAAAAAAAGTGTTTAGATCAATGCTCTCAACGGCGTTTATCATCTGCTCTAAGATTAAAGGGTAAGCCTGCTCTCTTGCCTGATCTACGCGGGCCCCTTTTTTGTAAAAAGCCCTGTAAATATCACTTATTCGCTGTTGTATTTCGGGCGTGTTTGTTTCGAATACAAGCGCGCGCGCTTCGCGGCCTAGACCTTTAAGGGCGTGGGCGAACAGTGCGCGCGCGTTTATATTTTCAAAGGGCTTAACACTTGTTATTTTCTCCCCTCTCTGTTTGAGCTGACGGGGGCGCTCTTGGTCTATAGCCCTTTTTATTGCCTGCTCTACCTGCTCGGCGGTTTCGGGGGGCTCCTGCTCTTGGGTGGGCTTAGTGGGGGGCTTGCCTCCCGCTTTCGCTTCGGCCGCCTCTGCGCGCTTTTCGGCGGCCGCGGCGGCTAGGCTGTCGGGCTTTGTGCGTTTGATCTTCTCCGCCTTTGCTCTCTTTTGGCGGGCGTTATCCTCAAGCGCGGCTCCGTGTTGCGCCCTCAAGAGAGCCTCTAAATCGTCTGGGGAGAGCGTGACCTCTCGGCCGCTCTCATCGTGTCTCACCTTGAGCTCACCCTCACCTGCCTCTGTGATGTGAAAATGCCCCTCTTGGCCGTTATGTGTGAGCTTGAAGGCGGCGCCCTCTTTAAAGTGTTTTTGAGCTATCACCCCGCCGCCGTGGTGCTCTTTGTAGTAATACTTATAGCCGCCTCCCGCTTTGGGAACGCGCTTAATATAGCGGTGGGCGGCGCCCTTGATTAACTCTCTAAAGCTCATGGGTTTTCCTCTCGGTCAAGTGTTCGCTCCGCCCATGCGCGGCCCTCATCCCCTCCCCATAAAAGCCACGCGATGGCGCCCGCTCCTGGTGAGCCGTCTTTGTGGCGGCTGTCGCGGTGTTGTTGGTGTCGGTTGAAAAATCCCCTCATCATCTTGAGGGTGTCCAGGCTTAGATTATCACCGCGCGCGAGGTTTACGGCGCGCTGTACGCCTGAGCCTATCCCCTCCTCCCCTGCCTCTGAGGTGCTCATCCCTCCGCGTCCGTGTTTCCGCCTTAGCTCTAGCCCTCGGCGCGCGTTGTCTTGGGCGGCCTTCGGTGGCTGGAAGGTGCGCGCCTTGTTGAGCGGTGCGCTCTGCTCTGCCATGAGCTCAAGCTCTGCGTTTAAGGCGCTCATGCGTGTGGTGTAGCTTTTCAGCATTTCGCCGCTGAGCTCCTTAATCACCTCCACCTCTCCACCTCGCGGGCGTTGCGCGCGGCTCTTGATCAGCTCGATGAGGGGGATGAGAGGCTCACTTGGCTTAAGGCCCTCCACCTCTCCGCTTATCCCAAGCTCAGGGAGCTCAACAAAACGGCGGGCGGCGGGCTCTTGTGTCTTGAGCTGGGCCCATATTCTAAAGAGCGCTTGAGGCGTCTTGAGCGCTTCGCGCGGGGCTGTTATTTTGAGGCGTCTCACTCTAAGCCCTCCACGTTTAAGCCTGTGAGCTTTTTGATTATATCATAGGTATAAGCGCCGTTTAATAGCGCTTGATGGGCGCGCCTGGTGCGGGGGTCTGCGGCTGTCTCTAAAACGTGAGCGTCTGCGGTGGTGAGCGCGCCCGTGATTTGTGCGGCGGTCATTATCTTTCGGGTGAGCGCGCGGTTTTTGCTCTCCTCAAGCGCTGAGCCGCTGGGCCTCAAAATGATCACCCGCCGCCGCTGGCCTTGTCTGTATACTCGCGCGGTGCTTTGGGTGAGCGTATCAGGGGCCCACGGGGTTGAGAGGTGCGCCACAAAATCCGCTCGCTCTTGTAGGTTGGCGCCTGTCTCAAGGGCGCGTGTTTGTCCTAGCAACACGCGCGCGGGCCCCTTGTTGATGGCTTCGCTGATGCGGGCTCTTTCTGCGTTGGTCGTCTGTCCTGTGTAGAGCTCTATTAGATGAGGCTCAAGCCCTCGCCTGATGAGAGCCTCCCTCATCGCCATGAGGCCCTCTAGGTATTCGCAAAAAATCACACCCGCGGCGGTGCTGTCTTTGTGGAGGTGCTCTAGTGTCTGCTCTGCGATGAGTGCCGTTTTCGGGCTCTCGTATGAGGGGCGCGCGGCTTTAAAGCTCTCGCTGAAAATCGCGGGCGTGATGGCGATCTGCTCAAGGCGCTGGCCCATCGCTTGGGCGGTGGCCGTGGCCCCCTCTGCTCCTATCTGCTCAAGCTGTCCTAGCTCACCCCTCAAGGCGGCCTCATATCGCGAGGGCGTCAAGGCTCTCGCTCTCTGCTGTCGCGCGAGGGCTTGAGATACTGCTCTCTGTGTCTCGTCAAGCTCCACCCGCGGGGCTAAATCTACACGGGGGGGGAGCTCAAGGCGCGCGTCTGGGTCGGTGGCTGTCCTCACAAACAGATGAGGCTCAAGGCGCTCGTACAGCTCGCCTAGTCGGTCAGCCCTCAAGGCGCCTGCGCTGTATGTGTGCCCCTCTGTTGAGCTCCAGGCTTCGGGGATTTGGTAGGTATAACGCGCCGCAAAATCGTTGAGCCCGCCTAATATGTCGGGGGCTATTCGATCCATTACAAAATAAAAGCCCTCTGCCCTGTTGGGTGAGGGTGTGCCTGTGAGCCCTATCACGCGCGCGGCGGCGGCGCTGAGGTGCTCAAAAGCTCGCCCTGTGGATGTGTCGCGGCCTTTGGCTTTGTGTGCTTCGTCTAACACAAACAAGAGCGGGCGGGTGTCCATGAGCCTTTTTAAATATCCATAATCAAGGCTCAAGGCCTGGTGTGTGATGATCACACCCTCAAGGCGCTGATGGTAAAGGTCAGTATAAGCCGCCTCTCGCTCTTGAGGTGTGCGCCCTGTGAGCGCGCGCCATGCTCCCGCGCTGTGGCTTAGGTGGTCTTTCCATGATCCATGAGCGCTCTTAGGCGCCGCGATGATCGCCCCCCTCACCTCTCCTCTCTCCTCAAGCGCGTGGTAGAGGGTCGCGGCGATGGCGGTTTTTCCTAGGCCCATCTCAAGCGCGATTAAGGCGCGGGGCGCGTTGAGTGCAAAGCTCACGGCGCGGCGCTGGTAGAGGTGCAGGGTGAAGGGGAGCCTCAAGCGTGCGGGCGTGTCTGTGTATTCGCTCAGGTGGCGCGCGCTCTGAGGGCGCGGTGTGGGGGGCTGTCTGGCGGTGTCTACATATCCCGCCCAAAAGGCGGCGCGCTCTGTGTCTGTCCACCTCGCCCACAGCTCACTCAACCTCATAATGAGAGAGGCTAGGCGGCCCTCCTCCTCGGCTGTCTTGGGGTGAGGGTTCTTGAGGCGCTCAAGCGCGCTGGTGGGGTGCCATCCTAAAGCGCGCCAAAATCCAAGCGCTGAGAGCTCCTCGCGCGCGCTCGCCGCCTTGAGCTCCTCAAACCTCAAGGCGCTCCATAATGGGGGGCGGTCGCGCGTGGGTGTCTCCATTACCTCACCTCAGCTCACAAGCCCCGCCCGCGCAAGCGTCCACCTCAAGGGGGGCGGTTTGGTCGGCGCTCTCTTTAATGCTGTCATAATCCACGGGGCGGCTCTCTCTTTTGATTTTGAGCCATAACTCCCACGCGGCCGCCTGCTCTGGTGTGCTCTCCTCTGTGGGTTCCTCTACAGCTTGGAGGGGGGGCTGTGGGTAATCATAATCACCCATGAGAGAGAGCAGGCTCACCCCTCTGAGCTCCGCTCGGTGCTCCCATAAATAATCCTCTACGGCTTCCCACTCCTCCCCATTTACGCTCACGGTTAGGCTAACATTATGGTGAGCAAGGGGGAGCCTATATGGGCGGGCGGTGCCCGTTTTCACCCAAGCCTTGAGCGCCAAGCGCGCGCGCTCCAAAAGCTCAAGCGCGCTGAGCTCCTCGCGTGTCGTGCCTCGCCCCTCTAGGGCAAACACGGCGCAAAAATCCGCCCCCCACGCTGAGGGCTCCACGGCGTGAGGGTTGGCGGCTTGGTACGCCTTGAAAGGCGCCTCAAGGCTTGAGGCTTGAACGCGCCTAAGGTAGCGGCGCGCGTGGGTGGGGTGTATTCCGCTTGAGGTGTTAAGGATTAATGAGGCTGTGCCCTCTGGCTTGACGGTTGTCACCCTTGAGGCCGCCCTGATCCCTAAGCGCGCTGAGGTGTGCTCGTTTTCTACCACGGCCTCACGCGCCGCGCGCTTTAAAATATCGGGGTTTGTGGTGAGCTGTGGCCGCTCTGCCATTCCACACAAGCTCACACCTAAGAGCGCCTCACGCTCTAAAATAAGGCGGCTTGTCTCGCCTAAATATCCCGGGTCTGTGTATCCCGCTTGATAGGTTCCTAAACGTGAGGCAAGGCGCGCGCGGTGCTCTAGCTCCTCCGCGCTGTCTGTGCTCCCTACGTTTACGCTTGTAAGGTTGCAGGTGCTCCAGCCGCTTTTAAATGTCCACCCTTCCGACTCATAAGCGGCGCGGTGGCGGTGGTCTAAAAGCTGGGGGGTGTAGCGCTCTACTGCCTCCCCCTCAGGGGTCGTGATATGCACGGGGCACATTAGGATCTCGGCGCAAGGATTAACACACCATTCTTTTGAGTCTAAAAATAAAAAACCTGGCTCCCCATAAGCGCGGGTCTGTTGAAAAAGCGCTCTAAAGGCCTCCTCTGGTGTGTCTGGTGTGATCACTGCGCTGATATTTGCGCGGGCGCGTTGGGGGTGTGTCTTGTACCAATCGGGGGCGCTTTTGGCGCTCCTCATCTCCTCATCATCAACGTCAAAAAGCGCTATTGTGGCGCTCCTGCGTGTGCCCGCTGTGCGTGTGCAGTCCGCGAGGCTCATCATGCAGTCAAAAGCCTCTATAGGCTTGAGCTTACGCCCTGCGGCGTTTCTCAAAATGGGCTCAATCTGCTCAAGCGCTGTCTTTAGCGGCTTAGGGCCTGGCGCTTTGCCGCCGTGTCTTAGTGCGCTCCCCTTTGGCCTTACCTTTGAAAAATCAAAAAGAGGGCGGGGGCCCTGCATCATATAAGCCTCAAAAAGCGCCCGCGCGGCCTCCGCCCATCCCTCTATGCTATCCTCAACAACGTGAGCGGCCTCTGTGGAGGGTGTCTGTATTTCAGGTAATCTCTCAACGTGGTGGCGCTGTACGCTAAAGCCTACTCCACACCCCGCAAGCAAAAGCCACAAGGCCTCCGCAAAAAAACGGGGGCGGTCTGCGTGTGAGCTGGTGCAGTTGTAAAGCCTCATGTTTTTTTCTTCGATTGCCGCGCCTCCAAACTGTAGGCCTCTCATGCTTGGCAAAATCTCACGGCGCTCAAGGGGCCCTCTGAGCTCCTCTATATAGCGGCGCTCTGAGGGGTAGCGCTTGAGGTGCATCTCTAAATAACGCTCAACGCTCTCCTTCCATGTCTCGCGGCGTTGGGCGGCGGCGTTGTATCTCGCGTATTTTGATTTAAAAACATACTCGTCAATCACGGGGGCCTCCGTTGGCTGTGTGAGGTGGGCCCCTCAGATTAAGGCGGGCGTCTTGAAGGCGCAAGGCGCCCCCTCTTAAAAGGGCTCGTCTAGCGTGATAATGTCTTGAGCCTCAAGGGCTTTACCGAACAGATCATTTAAGAGAGAGGGCGGCTCGTTGTCGGGTGTCTCTCGATCTTCGGCGCCCACGGCCCCCTCTGCTCCATCGCGGCCCATTGTGGCCGTTATATACACCTGATTTAATATAATATCGCCACCTTCAAGAGGTGCTAAATCAAACTGCGCGCGGGCCTCATTAATCGTTAGAAAAGAGCTCACCTTTTTTGAGGTGCTTTCTATGCGGCGCTCCTCACTGTCTGGCGTGAGCCCTACAAAACAAAGCTCAAAAGCTGGCGCAAGAGGCTCTATGATGTGGCTGTTTATCCAGCCCTCAAGGCTCCTCATTAGAGGCCTTAGGCCCTTCTCGCGGCTGTGTAGTATGCGCTCGGTGGGGCCTGCGCTCGCAAGGCTGTTGCTCTGTCCTTCATTCCCAAACACTATGCCAAGCTCCGCGGGGTCGAGCTGATAGAGGGCGCAAATCTCTTTAATCAAAAAGTTAATCCATGAACTGAACTCCATGTCTCTATTAGTGTTGCTGAGGCTAACGCTTGAGATCTCCTCTTTAGCTTCGGGGTCAAGCTGTAGGATCGGCGTTTTTTTCGCTCCGTTGGGGCCCTGGAGTGATGAGTAAAACTCGCGCCTAAAGGCTCTAAATAGCTGAGGGCTCATCTTGCTCTTGATGGCTAAAATCCCGCTCAAGTGGAGCCCGCTTGTAAAGTTGGCGCTGTTGTAGTTTTTTGATCGAACTAGATCAATAATCGTTTCGCTGGCCTCCTCTAGCTCTGGGAAGCCATAGCCGCTCACGCTTAAATCTGTCCGCGCGCGCCTCACCCCAAAAGCAAGCTCGTGGGCCTTAAAGGTGGCTGTTTGGCGGTTGTCTATAACCTGCACGTATGCGGCCGCGTGGGGGTCGCGCTGGCCTCTCTCCCTCTCGGCTTGCGTGACTGCCGCGCGCCTGATCGTGGCGGCGTCCACGGCTTTGAAGGCCGCGGGTTTGTCTCCGTCATAGATCACCTCAAAACACGCTTGATCAAGGGTGAGGCTATCGCGCGCGATGGCCCGAATAAAAGCCTCAAAAGTGCGCCCGCGGCCTATGATTTCAGGATCGCCGCAAGTCATAAGCCACGCTTGAAGCTCAGCGATCACCTCCCGCTCTCGGTCGGTGATCTGCTCGCTGTTGTCTTTGCGCCTGATGATAAAGCCCGCGCTGTAGCGGTCGGGCTGGGGCCTGCAAAACTCCGCCACCTGATTGATCCGCGTCTGTATGATCGCGCTCACAAGCGGCACGCGCGCAAGCGCCCTTAAAGCCTCATAAGAGAAGCCGCCCGCGCTCCCCCCGTGGGTGTCTCCCTTGAGCGCGTAGGTTTGGCTTAGGGTGTCTGTGTCGTATGGGTTGAACTCATAAGCCTGTGAGGCGGGGGCCTCCTTGCGGGCCTTGATCAAGCCCGCGCTCTCTAGTGTCTCCTCAATCGCCCGCGCGTCTTGAGGGTGCTCTATTAGGTGGCTCATAAATCCTCCTCAAGCGGTCTGTAAATGTGGGTGATCTCCTCCGCTTTGCGCTGGCGCTTCACCACTCCCTCACCTCGCGCGCCGTTACCTAGCACCCCGTGCGCGTTGCCTTCTATCGTGTGGTAAATCTCCCCCTCAACACGCTCTAAAATGGCGATGTGATCCCCCCATGATTTCCGCTCGCCTATGATGAGCACATCGCCTGGGCGCGCCTCGCTGAGCTCAAGCTCTCGCGTGGTGTCTTGGGCCCATGTCCTGAGCCTGTATGTTGAGGCCCATGATGAGCGCCTCACGGCGGGGCTCAAGCTCTCCGCCCATGCCCACGCCGCAAAAGCTCCGCACCACTCAAAAGATCGGTTTTTATACGTCTCTATCCATCCCCACCTCAAGCCCTCTGGGCCTCTGATAAAGCGCTCTAAGATAGGGCCTGAGCTCACCTCGCCCCGTGGCTCTTTGATCACCTCCGCCCACGCCTCAAGCGCGCGGGCCACGGCTCGCTCTCCGTCTCGCTCGCTTTGGTGATCTGTGAGGTTTAGGCCTGCGGCCTCTAAGGCGTCTGCTCTCGCCGCGCGGCGGTCTTGTGCTTTCATCGTTGAGCTCCATAAATGAAGGCGGCGCAAGCGGCCGCGCTGAATAATGCGCCCTCTGCGCGGGGTGTCCATACGGCGCAAGGCTCAGGCGGGGCGGCTGTGCATATCTGCCCTATTGCCTCAAGGTCTGCGCGGTGGCTGTTGGCCTGCTCGATCAAAAGGGCCTCAGCTACTCGCGCGCGCTTGAGCGCCTCGCTGAGCTCGCTCTTGAGGCCCTTGAGCTCCACCTTGAGCCCGCTGAGCTCTGCGCGCTCATCGCTCCATGTGGTGGGCTGTGTCCATACTCCCGCGCGGCGGGCCTCACACCCTTGAGGGAGCCTTACATGAGCCGCCTCAAAAGCGTGAGGCTCTGGGCAAGGCGCGCGCCGCGTCTCTCCTGTGCTGTCTGTCCATATCCCCCACGCGGCGGCCATGATTAAAAATCCTGATCTAGCCATTTCCGCGCCTCCTCTCTCGCTTGTGTCCGCGCGCGGTCGGCCTCTCGCTCTGTGCTCTC